CCCACAAGTGGGCAGTGTCTGTCGTTCGAAAGGTAGCCACGAAGTTTGTAACTGTAGCGTACCGGGTCGCGGTTGATTGCGACGCTGAGCTTCCGGAGAGCCTTCTCCACTTTGCAGTGGGAGGCCTTCGACTGGATGAGGTCCGGGTAAATCCGGGAGAGGTACTCAGTTCGTTCAGACAGCAGAGTGATTGAAACCTCAAGCTTGCGCTTGAATCCATCTGCAGTGTCCACGAGCTTCATCGCACGCTCCCACCACTTGTCCGTGACATACGGGGTGCCGCAAGCAAGTCCGTCGTCCCCAAAGTTCTGTCCTGTCCACTCGTATACCAAGTCAGTGAGCCTACGCCCATGCTTGGTCACAAAAGCGGGGTCGATCGCGTCAAGACCCCACTCGGACTGAATGCGTCCCACAACCCGCCAAAAGGCGCCTGAGTCGAGAGCGGGAAATGTCGTTTCCCAGTCATACTGGGACACGTCAATCTCCTCGTTATACTCCATATCGACAAGGACCATCGAATAGATGGTGGTCTGGAATTCGCGGAACATGAAAACAATGGTGTTGAGAACAGTAGTGATGCCGGTGCCACTACAGTTCTTCCACTCGGACGACAAAAGCTTGCCCATGTACTTGATCATCATGTTGAAGCAACCATCGTAGCCTTTGAGGGCCCTTTCCATGTCCTCCGGTGTGACGAAGAACTCGATGAATGCTCGCATGATGGTGTTCGAATACTCGCTGTGGCTGTCGTCGGCTGCTGTGTAATCAACGCCGCGAACGCCACCAGAGGAAAATACACGTTGGAAGCGGTGCGTTTTGTTATATACTGCACTCACTCCATCGGTCGTGGCTCCCGGGTCCTTGCCCGGGCCATACGCGTCCATCAACTTGAGAACCTTCTCGCACGTCTTGGCGACCACGCCAGACCACAACCCTGCGTCGAAGCTAGGGCTCTGGATGACACGTGCGGATTCAGGATCCTTGTGACTGACCTCGTTTTTCACCTCCCCCTGTCCCGTCTCGGTGCCCTCTGGGGGCCCGAGTCCGTTCGTAGTCTCGCGTGCTACCTGGGCCGGTTTTGACCTGGATTCTCGCACTTCCTGCTCGCTGACGAGCGGGACGGAGTTTGGCTTGATGCCGGTCTCCTTCGAGATCTTCCGCAGCCATGCCTTGAGCAGGCTGGCTGAGATCTTCTTGAACGATCGTGTGGGAACTGTAGTATTCTTCTTGCCTTTAAGCTTGTCCACGATATACGCATCCATGGCCCCCTTGTCCTTGATTGGAACGGTGGGAGCTTCTTTAACGGAAGCGTTCGTGATGTCGGGGGCAGCTGGGCAAGCCCTTGCGTTGTTGTCCGTGTCCGGCTCTGGCTCGTCCTCCCTCTTAGCACTCACAGCATAGTACTGTGTGTTGGGAAGGTGGCCGAACCACTTCGCAGTCCGCAAAATTTCGTAAAGTGCGGTTCCGGAGGAAATTTCCAGTGACCCGGACGGCTGGTAATGCTCACAATATGTGGCCAGTCGGGTATAGACTTCCTGGATGTTGAGGGCCCGCCCACCATTGGCATTCGCATACACGAAGTGCTTGTAGTGTTCAGTCCCCATCACCGTAATGCCGGTTGGCGAAGTTTCGTCACGGTACTTGACGCACACTTCCGGTTGAGTCCTCGTCCCGCCACACATCACAAGAATGTCGCGGGTGAATTCTTTCGCCGGATCTGCGGGGATCAGAACCACGTTTTGTGACGGACCTGGCTCTGAGATACCAGTAGTCCGCAGACCCTCGTTACGCAACAGTTCATCGTCACCAGCAGACCATTTGAGCAGCGTGTCAACCACAGCGTATGGCAAATTCACTGTGTATTGGCAGCTCAAGAAAACGACCTGCTTGAACATGTTGGGTTGGGGGTACTTCACAACGAGGTAAACGCTAAAAGCGCTCCGGTCCTCGGTTTCAATGTACACAGTGTCGCCATCTGTGAAATCCCACGACAACTGATTGTGGTAGGATGTGATATTCGCACCATCTCCGACGATCTGGCTAAAATACTTGTCGGAGGTGGCATAGTACGACGTCTCACGTGCCTCACCCGCGAGGTGCGGGAACCAAGGGCACCAGATGGCCATGTCTCTGCCTGATGACTTACGCAGATGCGTCATGTACGACAGGCAGTCGATGTGTGTATCAAAGTCTAGTACAACTGGAGTGTCGGAGTTGCGGGGAGCTCCCATGTGACCCAGGTCCTTCAATGTCTTGAACTCTCTGACCCCGTAAGCCTTAGCATCACGGGTCGACGATGAAATTGTCGAATCACATTGCGCCACACCGAGCCGGGTACCAACTGCTCGGATGCGGTCCAGGGTGCAGTAGCGACCTGCAGCCTGGTAGGGGTGGCTACTGTTGTTCTTGTCGCCACCGGCGGCTGGCATGCGGGCTTCGATATCCCGCTCCGTCGGTAGCTTGAACGCACGTGCTTCATCTTGAAACCGTGTTGTCCCGCAGACTTTCACTCCGTCCACATTCTTTAGGGTCAGAATGTTCGACCCTGTCTTCCCGTTCATCCAGCAACAGTGCATCCTGACGATATCACTGACCCAAGACGTGCGGGTTTCGGCAATCACTTTCAACTGCGAGCGGAGAGGGCTTCGGTCCCTATGGAAGGGTGCGAAGAACAATTGCTTGGCCTGGCACAGGTCCGGGCCGTACATTGTGTGGTCCTCACCGCGAGGATGGAATACCTCGAACATGGACTTTTGCTCCTCCTCACCGCAGAGGCACGAGAGGAGGGAGCGCAGGAAGGGATCAGGTGGATCCTCATCAGGTGCCAGAGTTTGGAAACGGTCATAGCTCTCGACGTATCGATCAGCATACAACTGCACCGCTTTCACAGCACACTGGAACGGGGTGTCGGTGATAGGACACGACGGTCTGTCGACGGTCCAGTAGGCCTCGCAGCGGTCGGCGGCGACCGCGCGTTGGCGCTCCCTGGTTTCGCGTTCGAGTCGCGTCTCCTTCTTCCCCGTTTTGCGGCCCGAATCAGGGCCTATGAGCGCAGCCGCGCCACTGACGGTACCAGGCTGGTGCACATCCTCGTCACCGGTCGAGCAGCCCAGGGCTTGCATGACCAGGTTTCCCAAAGTGTCGAGGACGGTGAACAGGCCAATGATTGGCTCTTCGAAGAGCGCGGGCCGTGTGGTACTAGCTCCCATCCCGTTTGAAAGGACTCCCCCACAACGCCAACAATCCTGCTGACAACCCGACTCGCTGGGTGCTCCAGCGACGGAGCATCCACAGTGACGGCAGCGGTATGATGTGGTGTTGAGACAGGGGACAAGGGGCCTAGACGAGTCCGCACGGCCGCAGGCGATGCCACCAGATATGCCATCCGGTGTCACCACTGCGCGGTCACGCTCGTTCACAGTTGCAGTCCAGCTTTCAACGTCATGGACAAGCGCTTGAACGTCGTATTGCGCACACTCCAGGGGTGTGCGAACCGATCCGACAAAGCGCCCGTCCAATTGTGGGTAAAGCTCTTCCACCTCTTCAGCCGTAGGGAGACAGTTTTCTAGCTCACGCATGGTGGCATCTGCATCCTCGACTTGAGGGGTGGGTAGTGAGGCGTCGTTGGTCTGCTCCCGGGTAGCAGCCTCCGCCGACACTGAGGTCACGGGTGTCCCCATTGGCGTGCGGCCGGAAGGGGTGTCCATGCTTTCGTGCGGTGCAAGAGTCGACACACGAAAGGTAACA